AGCCTACGCCTGGAGAGCAAATGGGCTTGAATATTGTGCGCGGGTTTACTGAAGGGCCTGCGTCCATTCGTGCCTATCATGGCAGCCCGCATCGTTTTGATCGTTTTGATATCAGCAAGATTGGCACGGGTGAGGGCGCGCAGGCTTATGGGCATGGGCTGTATTTTGCTGAAGCAGAACCTGTAGCGCGTGGCTATAGGAACCAGATGTCAGATATGAGGCCTTCTTTAACCATTAAAGGAGAGGGCACATTCAAACCTTTTGCAGAAAATAATACAGTAGAACAAAAAGCTGCTGATCTTGTTTTTGAAATGTCTGGGTTGACAAATCCCAAAAATTCAAAATTTAGAAATTTGCAAAGTTCTATGAGGGAAGCTGCGCTTAGTGTTCCTTTGAATTTTGAAGGAAAAATGAAAGATGAAATAAGTTCAGTTTTATCAAGATGGATGACTAATTCAGGACATCGCTTAAGTACAAATCCTACAGGCCACATATATGAAGTTCGCCTTCGCACAACGCCAGAAGAATTGGTGAACTGGAATGCGCCGCTTGTGCTGCAGCCCGAGCGCGCCGTTCCATTTCTTGAAGATGTCTTGCGCGCACCGCGCACAGGTAGCGCCCGCGTGCTTGAGCGCGAGATGAAGCCGATTGGCGAGGCAGTTAATTTGCGGACGCCTGAGATTGCCGCGCAATTGCGTGAGGCTGGCATTCCTGGCTTGCGTTATCTTGATGCTGGAAGCCGCACGGGGCGTCAGAACACCCGCAACTACGTCATGTTTGGCGATGATTTGATTGACATCACGCGCCGCTACGCCGAGGGCGGCCTTGCTGAGTTGGATCAGAAGTATGCCGATGGCGGCCGCGCCCGCCGCCCGGCTGCTGCGCCTGGGCCTCGCCCTTCTGATGAGGATTACCTCAGCATCCTGACTGATCGCGCTGTTGGTGCTGGTGAGCCTGTGAGTGAGCTGCGTTCTGCCGAGGGGCGCGGGTTTGCGCCGATGCCGCGTTCCTTTGGCGAGGCTGGCCAGCGGTTGAGCGCGGTTATCCGCGGCGATGTTGAACCTACGCCGGAGGAAGAACGGCAGATCAATGCGGTGCGCGGGTTTACTGAGGGGCCTGCAAGCATACGGGCCGTCCCTGCCCGCCCGCTGGTCGCAATTCACAATACATCACCAGAAAAATTAGAAAGAATGGGCGCTAAGGGTGATGTGGTTGTTGCTCCATCTATTGCTGTTACACGCGCTGATCAACCATATGACCCATTTGGAAGTATTTCTTTGGTTGCGCCCCCTGCAACTGTAAATCCAAGCCGAACCCCAGTTTATGCCCGTGATGCATACACGCCGCGATACCCGAGAGTTGAAACGCGAACCGTTCGCGGTGAAGAGCGAGAAGTTTTACCCTTCGTAAATGAAAACACTGGGGATTGGAGATATCTTCCTAATACGCCAGAAAATGCTTTGCGTCTTATGAAGAGGGAGCCATGGCGCGGAGGCGAAGATTGGATTACCGACAATTGGCTTCTTGGGCAGATTGCGCCTCAATTTAGAACAATGTCTGAGTTGAAAGGTGCTAGAGAAAGAATTGTGCCTACATCTGACAAAACCGCAGAAAATTGGATAAATGAATTAAACAAATTGCGCTCAGAATGGGCGGACGCAGCAAAAGCTTCTGGGCGACGGATTGATTTTAGTTTTTCTGATAGTTTGCAAAGAAATTTAGCTGAAGCAATGCAGCGCGGCGAATCTGGTATGGAAAAAATAAACCGTGAATATTATGGCGGTTCAATTCCAGAAGATTTACTCCGTCGCACGAGGGAATTTTTGCAAACTGGCCGTGAATTGCCAACGACTTATTTTGAGGCAAAGCCAAGGCGCCTTGTTCCTTTGAGTGAGTTTGAGGGGGCTGTAATTCCAGCTAACACGCCTGACGAAATCAGGAAAATTTTAGAGAGGAATTACATAAAAGACGTTCTTGAATATAGCAACCCACAAGAGCGCACAGAGCAAGTTGGAAGATTGCGTAATTTGTTTTTCAGCGGCGCGCCATTGGCTGTTGCAGGGTTATCTGACCTTGACGAGAAGTATGCCGAGGGAGGCATGGTGCGTGAGCCTGCAACTGCGTATGACCCGGATGAGATTGACCGGATTGTGCAGGAGTTTGCCGAGGGCGGCGAGGTAGAGGCGCCGGCGAAAACTTACATTGGCGGCCAGGAGCATAAGCTGGCCTACATCACGCCAGAGGAGGCTGCGCTGCTGAAGGCGCGCGGCGGATCCGGCCGCATGACGCGCTATGGCGTCCCGGCATTTGATGACGGGAATGGCGGCAATGGCGGCGATGGGAACGGCGGCGACGGCAGTAATGGCAGTGAGGGCGGCAACGGCACTGGCGAAGGTAATGAAGGCGCCACCAGCCAGGATGCCGCAATGTCTGAGGCTGCCACGCAAGATGCCGTAGGCGGTAATCAAGGCCAGGGCGCTGGTCCTACTGGCGCTGGGGCTGGCGGTGGCCCATCAAGCAATGATCCTGGCCCTACCGGGGAGGGGCAGTCAGAGGTGAGCACGCCCGGCATGGCGCCCGGCATTAGCACGACGCCAACGGCATTTGGACCGATTGGGCCAGAAGACGAAGCCAATGCTGCGGCCGCCCGAGATGCAATCGCCAATGCGCCTATTGGATTTGAGGCTTACGGCGTCAGGGATGCGATTGACGCCTACAATTCAGGGCGCATGGGCTTAGCGCAAGCCATAGGGTATGGCTTGGCAAATGTTGCCGCGCCTCCTGGCTTTGGCATTGGCTTTAATGTTGATCCTCAAACTCAAATGCAAACGCCTGCAGTCTCGTTTGATCCCGTTTCTGCGGTCACAGGCCTTGGGTTATCTGCTGCCACAGGATTTGCTCCCGGCATGGGGATGATTGGCGGGATGATTGGCTCACAAATAAGCCAAGCCATGGGAATGACGCCTGGGGTTGTGGATCTTGGAACATTTGATGTCACGGCCCCATCAATGGCGTCACAAACGCCTGGAGTAAACGCAATCGGATCCCCAGCCGGCGCTCCCGGCGGCGGCTTTGCCGATATAGGCGGGGATGTTGGCGGCGGTGATCCTGGCGCTATGGGTGGCGGTGATACCGGCATGGGCGCCACGGCAGATGGCGGCGCAGATCAGGGCATTGAGCAAGGTTTGGCGGCCCTCAACCAGAGATATAGTGAGCAGCTGACTGGCGCGCCGCCATATGCACCTTGGAATTGGGCCCAGATCCAGCAAGATGCGGCGGCCAACAACCAGACGCTTGACCAATATCTTGCCCGCAACTGGGGTAACTTGGCCACCAATGCCCCGAGGCTTATGAAGCACGGCGGCATGGTGGAGGGCAAAAAGTCTCTGGAGGAATTGCACCACCGCTATGCCGAGGGCGGCGAGGTGGGCGATGAGGGCATGGCGCGCCCCTATGACCCCAGGGAAGTTGATACGATCGCCAGCGAATTTATGCGGGGAATATCTTCTGGTGCTATGGTTCAATCTCCTGGGATAATGTACCCCGCAATAGACCGTCGGAGGGCTTTCTAAATCATGTCTGGAATGCTTACTGAAAATGATGAAGCCCAAGAAGGTGAAGTCGTTGAGTTCATCCCCGAAAACTCAAACGTAGAGGATACTGAAGATGGCGGCGCAATCATTCGCCTTGAAAATGAAGAGCAAAATAAGCGCAGCCTGGAGCACTTTGAAAACATCGTTGAAGAAGTTGACCCAGGTCTTCTCAAGGAAGCAGTAAACGACCTCCTCGAAAAGGTTGACCGCGACAAAGAGGCCCGCGAAAAGCGCGACAAGCTTTACGAAGAGGGCCTGCGTCGCACTGGCCTGGGCGATGACGCGCCCGGCGGCGCGCAATTTACTGGCGCCAATAAAGTCGTTCACCCCATGTTGGTGGAGGCGTGCGTAGACTTCAGCGCCCGCTTCATGAAGGAAATTTTCCCTCCAAACGGGCCAGTAAAAAGTAAAATTTACGGCGAAGCCAACAAAGAGAAAGTGGAAAAGGCTGACCGCAAGGCCACTTTCATGAATTGGCAGACCACTGAGCAGATGCCAGAGTTCCGCAGTGAGCTGGAGCAATTGAGCACGCAGCTGCCTTTGGGCGGTGGCCAGTACATGAAGTTCATGTGGAACCAGCAGCATCGCCGGCCGCAATCTGAATTTGTGCCGATTGATGACGTCTATTTGCCGTTTGCGGCCACCAATTTCTATACGGCCGAGCGCAAGACGCACGTTCAGTACATCACCAAGATGGAATATGAGCGGCGCGTTAAGGCCGGCATGTATATTGATGTGGATCTTGGCTACCCGGATGATCCAGAGTTCAGCAAGGCGTCAATCGCCAACGACAAGATTGAGGGTCGTAAGACCACGAGCTACAATGAAGATGGCCTGCGCACCATCTTTGAAATCTACACCTACCTTGATTTTGACGAGGGCATGAGCCCCTACATTCTCAGTATCGACAAGTCGAGCGGCAAGGCACTTTCGCTTTATCGCAACTGGGAGCCGGATGACGACCAGCGCAAGGAGCTCGACTGGATTGTCGAGTTTCCGTTTGTGCCCTGGCGTGGCGCCTATCCAATTGGCTTGACACACATGATTGGTGGCCTTTCTGGTGCGGCCACAGGCGCCTTGCGTGCGTTGCTGGACAGTGCGCACATCCAGAACATGCCGACCCTCCTGAAGCTCAAGGGAGGCCCTGGCGGCCAGACAATCAATCTCCAGCCCACCGAGGTGGTGGAAATGGAGGGCGGCGCGCTGATTGACGACGTGCGCAAGCTGGCCATGCCGATGCCGTTCAACCCACCGAGCCCGGTGTTGTATCAGTTGCTGGGCTTCCTGGTGGATGCCGGCAAGGGCGTCGTGCAAACCAGCTTTGAGAAGCTGAGCGACCAGAACCCCAATCAACCAGTTGGCACGACCATGGCCCTCATTGAGCAGGGCATGGTGGTCTTCTCAAGCATTCACTCTCGCCTTCACAATTCCATGGCGAAGTGTTTCAAGATTTTGCACCGCCTCAACAGTGCCTACCTGACGGAAGAAGACATCGAGGCCCAAGACGCGGGCATTGAAATCAGCCCTGCTGATTTTGATGGGCCGTTGGATGTCGTGCCGGTCAGCAATCCTGCGATCTTCTCTGAGGCGCAGAGGTTTGCCCAGGTCCAGGCTATTATGCAGAGGGCGTCTGTTGTTCCCCAATTGTATAATGTCAGGGCCGTGGAGGAAATGTTCCTCCGCACCCTGAAGGTGCCTGACGATGAAGTTCTTCTGCCTGAGCAGAAAAACGAGAACATGGACCCGGTCAGCGAGAATGTCGCCGCGACCATGGGCAGCCCGATCTACGTCTTGCCGCAACAGGATCATCTTGCGCACATCATGACGCACTTGGCGTTTTTGAAGTCGCCCCTGTTTGGCAGCAATCCGGTGATCATGAAGACGTTCATGTTTCCGATGGCCAATCATCTGCGCGACCACCTGTTGAATTACTACCTGTCTGAGGCGCATGAGGCTGTGGATCAGGCGCAGCAACAAAACCTGATCCCAGAGCAGGCCGCGCAGCAGACGCAGGTGATTTTGCAGGTCCAGCAATTCATTGAGCAGCAGCTTGGCACGTTTGGCCAAGAGTTGGCTGCCATTGATCAGGCAGCGCAGCAATTCCGGCCGCAGCCGCCCATGCCGCCCGACAGCAGCATGCAGATTGCGCAGCTCAATGCGCAAATGCAGGGGCAGGCCCTGCAGCAGCGTGCTCAGGTTGATCAGGCTCGGATCCAGCTTGATCAGCAGAAGTTGCAGCTGCAGCGGCAGAATGACGCAGCCAAACTCACGGATCAGCAGCAGGCGCGTGCCGACAAGTTGCAAGCTGAGCAGTTCCGGCAGATGGCTGAAAGCCAGCGTACCGCGGCTGAAGTGGCCGCGCGTGAGCGCATGAACACGGCGGATAATGACACCGCCAAGTTGCTTGCGGCGGCCGAAATGGCCACCGGCGAGAAGGTGGCGGTAAGCACCGGCACCGGGATCAACCCAGGAACGCGATAAGGAAATCACCATGGCCGATAAGCCGAAGGAAGGCACTGTCTCTATGAACAGTGCCTATGTGAAGCAAAAGCACCGCTTGGCTGCTGGCGAGAAAGTTGACGGGCAGTCTCTGCCGCCCGAGCCGAAGGTTGAAAAGAACCAAGCGTGAATTTTGAGACGAAGCTCTTAAACCGCCTCAAGGCGGCGCAACAGCAATTTTCTGTTGACGCCTTGAAGCGGCCCCAGCATCGCGATGCTTTTGAGTACGGGTATCGCGTTGGATTGGTCGCCGGCTACGAGGCTGCGATTGATGTACTCTTGAAAATCCTAGATGAGGAGAAGAATAGTGACAACGACTTATGAGGACGCTTTAGCGGAGGCTTTTCCGGCAGTTAATGCCGGCGTGCAGCCTTTCGGGAGCCGCGTTCTGGTCCAAATTCGCACACCGCGCAAAGTCACTAAGGGTGGCATTATTCTGGCCACCGACACCAAGGATACCGAGAAGTGGAACACGCAGGTTGCCAAGGTGGTTTCAATTGGCCCCCTGGCGTTCAAAAATCGCGACACTCAGCAGACGTGGCCGGAGGGCGAGTGGTGCCATGCCGGTGATTTCGTGCGCGTGCCTAAGTACGGCGGCGATCGCTGGGAAGTTGCGCTGACCAAGGACGACAGCGCCATGTTCGTGATCTTCAATGATCTGGACATCATTGGCAAAATTGAAGGTGATCCGCTGACAATCAAAGCATTCATCTGAAAGGAGATGAACCATGTCTGACGTGTTGAAGGAAAATGATGACGGCCAAGAAGAGTTGGTCATTATTGAAGACGCCTCGCAACAAGATGAAGACGCCCGCCTAAGCAACGACGACGGCGAGGGTGGGGATGAAAGAGGCTTCATTCGGGACCGGCGCCGGCAGGAAAAGCTTGAGCGCAAGCAGCGTCGGGATGAGGCCCGCAGCCGGGACAAGCTTGAGCTTGATTTCCTACGCAAAAGGAATGACGACCTGGAGCGGCGCGTTTCCGCCCAGGAGCAGCGGACGCACAGCCTAGACTTGAGCGCCTTTGATGGGGCGATTGCCAAGGCAACGCAGGAGGCCGAAATGGCTGACCGCGTGATTGCCAAGGCGGTGGCCGCCGGCAATGGCGAGGATGTCACCCAGGCCATGCGCTACCGGGATCAGGCGCTGGCCAAGATCCAGCAGCTGAATTACCAAAAGATGCAATTTGGTAACCAGAAGCCGCAGCCGCAGCAAATCAATGAAATGACGATGCACTATGCCCAGGAGTTCATTAAGGAGAACCCCTGGTATGACGCCCAAGGGCGTGACGAGGACAGTGCCATTGTCATCGCCATTGACCAATCCTTGGCCAAGGAGGGCTTTAACCCCCAGACTGAGGAGTATTGGGAGGAGCTGCGCCGGAGGGCGTCCAAGCGGCTTCCTGAGCGGTTTGAGGGCGAGGCGCCCCGTCGGGAGCCCAAGCGTGAGCCCCGTGGCGGCCCGGCCGTGGGCTCTGGCCGTGAGCATGCGCCTGCGACAACGCGCCGGGAAATCTACATCTCGCCCGAGCGCAAGCAGGCCTTGATTGAGGCGGGGGTCTGGGATGACCCCGTCTTGAGGAACAAATATGTGCAGAGGTACGCAGAGTATGACCGGCAGAACAGGTCTTAAAATGCTTGCTTTTGTAAGTCTTACATTCCATATTTCCCCCAATCGCTGAAAGGAGCGATGTTATGGCTGACGAACGGTTTAGGAAATCTGCTGGTGAAGGTCGCGAAACCAGGGCGATGCAGGATCGCGCTGTGACCCAAAATCGCGAAATCTCGGATGACGAGCGGGTTGCAATGTTCCGTCAACAATTTTTCCAGTCCTCTCTACCGGACTTGCCTCCGATTCCTGGCTGGCACACCTGCTGGCTTACGACTACCAATCCCCGTGATTCAATTCAGATGCGCATCCGTTTGGGCTACGAGCCCGTGAAGCCGGAAGATGTTCCCGGCTGGGAATATGCCACTCTGAAGACCGGAGATTGGGCGGGACTTATTGGCGTGAATGAAATGTTGGCCTTCAAGCTGCCTATTTCTCTTTACGAGAAGTACATGCACGAAGCTCACCATGATGCGCCGCTGCGAGAAGAGGAAAAGTTGACTGATACAGCCGACTTCCTTGAGCAGCAGGCCAGGGCGTCTAAGTCCAAGTTGCAAATCGGTGAAGGCAATCTGGAGATTGGGCAGCGTCGGGAGGCTCTTTTTGACCTCTCGTAACCCCCTTTCCGAATTGGAGCTTTGCTATGTCTTCGACTAGCGCGCCTTTCGGCTTCCGGCCTTCGTACCACAACAGTGGGCAGATGCGCCCGAAAGCCTACGTTATCGCTTCAGCCTATGCGGCGAACATCTTCTCCGGCGACCCGGTGAAGCTGACCGACAACGGCGTTGTCCAGCTTGGTACCTCTGACGGCACCCGCACGGGTACTGTTGATGGTATCTCGCTGCTTGGCATCTTCGCTGGCTGTCAGTACCTCGACGCGACTGGCAAGCCCACCATCAGTCCCTTCTGGCCGTCTGGCGCCACTGGCACGGAAATCGTTGCCTGGGTGTATGATGACCCGGAAACGCTGTTTGACGTTCAGTACACCAACCCCTCGGCCGGCACGACTGTGCAGACCGCGGTGGGTGAAGAGTGCGACTGGACCGTTGCCTCTCCGGGTGGTTCCACCCAGACGGGCCTGAGCAACTGCCAGCTGACCGCCATTCAGGCGACCTCTGGTCAGTTCCAGATCACGGGCTTTGCTTACAGCATCTTTGATTCCATCACTGACGCTTATGTTCAAGTGACTGTTCGCATCAACGAGCATCACTACAAAGCGCCGGTCAACTCGGTCTGATAGGAGGGTTTGATCTATGGCTACTCCGATGCGTAGTACCGACTTTCGGTCGGTCGTCGAACCCATCCTGAACGAAGTTTTCGATGGTGTTTATGATCAGCGTGCTGACGAATGGAAGATGGTCTTCCGTGAGCAGAAGGGCATTCCGCGCAACTACCATGAAGAGCCTGTGCTCTATGGCTTTGGCGCGGCTCCTGAGCTGCCTGACGGTATGGCCGTGTCTTACCAGTCCGGTGGCGTGCTGTTCCTGCAGCGTTACCTCTACAAGGTCTATGGTCTGGCCTTCAGCCTGACCAAGGTGCTTGTGGAAGACGGCGATCACATTCGTATTGGCCAGACCTACGCGAAGCACCTCGCGCAGTCTCTGATCGAAACGAAGGAGACGCTGGGCGCCAACATCCTGAACCGCGCCTTCAACGCTGCCTATCCGGGCGGCGATGGTGTTGCGCTCGTTGCGACGAACCATCCGATCGTGAATGGTACGTTCAGCAACCAGCTGACCACCGCGGCGGCGCTGTCGCAGACCTCTCTTGAGCAGCTCCTCATTCAGATCCGCAATGCTGTTGACAACAACGGCAAGCGCATCCGTCTGACGCCCAAGAAGATCGTGACTGGCCCGAGCAACGTCTTCCAGGCGGAAGTGCTGCTCAAGTCGGTTC